TCGTAGGTGTCATGGTATGTCTTGCAACTACGGAAATAGAAGTAGTCAGAATCCAACTTATCCAAGTCTTGAATGCCTTGCTTAAAATATCTGCCTATCCCTATAATCTTGTTGCACCAATGGTGATAGACTTTCTTTGGTCTTTCTTGAAAGAATCCCTTATATTCAGGGCAGATGTGTATGTGATGTACTTCACGCAGCCAACGCATTGCTAAGGCTTGCGAAGGTGCTGAACATTTATGTACCAGAAAACTCTCCTTGTTTCTTCGTGGATAATATTTCCAATCACCTAATTCTCCTTGTGAGGAATAAAACTTGAAGCAAGGCTCATCAAATCCTTTCTCCTTCAGTAGTTTTGCCACCTCTAATGAAACATATTGCTCTTCAATCATTTTCTCCTCCTTCCTTAATTGTTCTGTCTTCTATTATAAATTGGGTATATAATAATGTAATACTGCCAACACGAACTTGGCCACCTTCGATATACTTATCAGCAAAAAACTCCTGCAATTTATCTATCACCTCAAAACGCTCTCTATATCTCTTATCTATTAAGAAAATAGCATTGCCATCTTCTTCTACAACTATCACTTCTTTATTATCCTTATGGGATGCATAGTCAAATAGTTCCTTTAAGGATTTAATTGCCTCTTGTTTACTAATCGCTTTCATTGCTGCCTCCTTTACCTCTGCTGACAAAATACGAGTGGATTTCATCAATTCCTTCTTTTCAGCGTCCCACTTATAACCAGCCTCTTTCATCTTGGCAAACAGAAGGTCACGTTGCTCTTTGGTGGCTGGGGTTACTTTTTTCCCTGTCCAATGATGTTTAACACCAGTTCTGAATTTGCCTAAAGTGTCAATTCCACAATAACTTCCAGGACAACTACCTCCGCCATTATTGCCATTGTAGATAAATGCTCCTGCCGACGTGGCAAGCACATCACCGTCCTTGGCATCCTTAGTAATGTCCCACAATCTTGCATTATGCTCATAAGAGAATGGTATTCCTTGTTCTGTATCTAATAGATAAGCATCTTCAGTGAGTTCTACGACCTTTCCACAACAATAGTCATTGACTATAAAATCGCCCTCCTTAAACTTATGTGTATTCTTTTGCCCTTGTTCCACAAGTGAATCATACACAGCCTCGTGGTCATAGTCACCTATATTCTTGCTGTCAGGAGTTTCGTTGATTTCCACTATTTCTTTTCCATTCCACTTTAAGCCTTGATCTTCAAGAGCCAAGTGTATAGCATTTCTCATTTCTATTGGTAATCCTTTATACTCTATAAAAGACTCCCACATCTTTTTGTTGTCTAATTCCTTTGCCATAATTATTCCTCCATTGCTTTACGTAAATTATCAATTATACCGTCAATAATCTCCATTCTTTTAATTCTGCCTTGAAACGCTTGATTCTTAATCATATCATTTCTAAGCCACTCACACACCTTCTCAATATCCACTAATCCTTTTCGTGGGTGTTCATCTGCCCACTCTGCCATTTCTTGACATGCTGCAACCGAGCATTCATGAGTTGTCTTAATACCCAAATCTTGATATTTTCTATCGACAAGTTCAATAGCCTTTTTAAGTATTTCTTCTTTTCTTGTCATAGTAAGTAATTTATTTGCAGTTAGAAAATCAACTACCCATCCACAAGCACCGTCACAAAAAAGTAAATACCCATTATAACGAGTACATTTGCCGTTTTTATCTCTAAAAGGGCAAGTGTTTTGTCTGTATTTAAAAGCCTCTTCTTTTGTCATAGTAGATTCCTTTTCTTTAGTTTAATTATTATTTCTACACAGGCATCTACAGCGTGATTATGAACATTTGTAAAAAACGGATAATAACATTCACATTTGTATAAACCTAATTCGTTTTTTACTACACCACAATTAGGAATGATATCCATCAATGCCGAAACTGACCATGCTGGGGAATCCAACTCAATGTCAAAACAACCGTTCATGGGTATTAAGTTGGTATTCTTAACATACATCATATCAGCACTCTCTATTGGCAGTATCTTTGCCAACTTCTTGCTCTGTGAAATATCCGTTGCTATCTTTGCCATAATCTTACCATTCAATTTCAATACTAAAACATAACCAAGCAATGCCAATCAGATTCTCTCTTGGCTCGTTTTTATCCCGCATAAAGTATAATGATGGGATAAAATTAAATCCAAAGTAATTCCATCTGTGGTATGAGTAAAATTCTATCTTTGCCATATCACTTATCTTTTAAATTACATTCACTTATGTATGATGCAGACGTTGTTGTTATCTCTACATACTTTTTATCAGGGCAGTCGCAGTTCTCGCAATCACACGGGAACCTGCCATTCATACATAATCTCAGAATACTGCCTATACTATAAAAATGCGGACATTGTAGTACTTTACACATTGCCTTTTACTATTTTGTTATACGCTTCAATCAATTTCTTTATTTTCCCTAAAGTGTCAACGTGATAGAAAGTAATCATATCATTGTGCCATTTATAATCTTTATGCCAATTAGCCAGATGTACTTCCATTGTCGCCTCCTTCCTCTTCCTTACAGAACTCGACATAAGAACCAACATAGAATGCTATTCCAAGAACCATTATCCCAAGTCCAGAATGAATCCAGTAAGCACCGATGCTTGTCAATGCAGCACCTATAGCGGCATATACATTACTCTTTTTCATTCTTTTCTCCTTTCCTAATTCAAAGTTATCTGAAACTCGCACCCATCAACAGCCCTCTCCAATAGGTATGTCTGGTGAGGGTCTTTGTTCTGAGCAAGATACCATCTCTTACAGTTGAACCTTTGTTTGCACCTGTTGTTGGTGCAGGCTGCTATGTCCTCGTTGTGGTATGCCATAGTTATTTTATTTATAGATTAATAATAACATTGCCATTATTCCTATTATTACGAATGCTGCAAGTAATGTCTTGAGAAATCCTTTAAAATAGAATCCATAATCAATATTCATAGTTATTTCTCCTTTATTTATACATTTCTTCTGATGCTTCAAGTGCAAGACCTTTCTCAATCAATCCACGATAGTCAAAATGATGAGCATTAAGCCAATCAATCAGTTTACTAATTTCATCAATACGAGAAATTCTTCCATAATCACTACCACTTATTCCAATAATCCACCCAGGAACATTAGTTTTATTAAAAGCTGAGTGGGGACATATACTATGAAGTTCCTTTTTCTCTTCCTCAGTCATTGAAGACATTGGGCGGAGGTATGGCTTAAATTCGTGTATTTTTAAATGGAAACACAAGTCATCTATATAATAGTTAAACCAATCACCATTATAGCCTACAAGCCTTGCATCAATACTTTTACCATGCTCATCTTTATGTTTTATAATTACCTCATAAGGCAATCTTGCGCAGAGGTCTTTCAACAATAATTCTTTTTCTTCAATACTAAGTTCTTTCATAATTATTTATATTTTAAACATTGATTATATTTGCATGGGCAATCTCTATCGTGTATTATATCACATCTAATACTTTTATTACTTGGAGTTCCTGCATCGCAAACCAAACATCTGCCACCCATTGTTGTTTTTTCGTCAAGAGTGACACGCTTATAATAGTGTCGCCACCAAGTTTCACGTAGAAACCAATCTACCATCTTTACAAGCCATTTCATAGTCACAATAAATTTAATTCATGTAACTTTAATATCATTTCGTAGCAAGCATCAACAAGGTTGTCTGCTTTAGTATGTAAATCGCTCACATGTGGATATGTAATATAGTTGTCATCAAGTGATATTACTGGTTTGCCACCTTGAATTTGTGGTAAAACACCAAGCAACGCTGCAAGACTCCAACAAGGAATATCATAATCATAATCAACATTTGACCTATAATCATCAGTTACAAACGGAGTAAAACATTGAATATATTTGTCAGATACTCCATTTTTCCAGTACATATCTGCACTTTCAAGTGGCAGTATTTCTGCCAACTTCTTTGACTGTTCCAGCGATGCGAAAGCCTTGCGTTTATTATTTACACTTGTTTCCATATATGTATTGCATTTTTTGTTATTATACCTGTTTTTAATTGTCTATTGATTACCATATAAGAGTCGCCAGATGTCTTTGATGCTTGTAAAACAGAACCATACGTTTTGATGTAATTGCCATTCCTATCGTACATTGCAACTTTCCTTGGCTTATATACTCTTTTTACTCTTTGAACCCTTTCTTGTATAGTATCTTCGTCACATTTGTATATCCATATATAACCACATTGGTAAGAAACTCTTCCACTACAAGATAAACTTATAGTTGCGTGGTCTATACCTTCAATTCTTTCTGCTTCTGCAAGACTTTTATATTCACAAATAAAGCTTCCGTCTAAATCGTATTTTAGAATAGGCTTACTATTACTATTTGCGATACGCTCTTTGCAAGTCCCATAATTAGAATTATATTCAGCGGTACACCATTCTAAATTTTCAACGTGATTATTAGTTTTATTCTCGTCTTTGTGGTTTATGTACGGATAGTTATTAGGGTTAGGAATAAATGCCTGTGCAACAAGCCTATGAACTCTTTCATTTTTTCTTTGACCATTACTATCATACAACAAAACAACACAATACCCATGTTTACCAACACAAGTAGATAAAAGATGTGGTTCTTTCTTACGAAAAGACTTAACCCTTCCGAAAGAAGATACTTGATAAAGTCCTTCCCATCCTACAACATCTTTCCATATTTCATCTGTATATGATTTAATTGTTGCCATAGTTATTTCTCCTTTAATTTAATTATCAACTCTTCCAATTCCTTTTGCCTGCGCTCTTTACAGAACCTACAGTTGCCTTTGTGGGCAAGTACTTGATAGGAAATAACATATTCACAAGAGTCTATAACGACTGTGCTATATCCAAGTATAGCAATACTGTCATCACTACTGCTTTCCAAATCTCCACACCCAGCCATCAAGACAGCCGCAAGTGCTAATAATAGTAGCTTCTTCATAATTAACCCTCCTTTATTGCTTTTAATGTGTCTTCTATGCCTTTTCTATGATTTTTGCTCTTAATCCATTCATTGCTGCCTTATTTCTTTAATTTATCAATCATTCTTGTCAAGTCAAACAATGGAAGATTACCTTCAACCTGTTTTTCGTAAATTAACTTTTCAACCTCTCCAAGCACATAGTTTGCACCTGCCATGAAGTCCTCAATGTTTACAGTACCTTGGTGTTCTCTGCCATAGGCTACTGCTGCTTCATCTATACTTTTCATACGCTTATTTCTTTAAATCAGTACCATAGATAAGTTCACAGAACTCATCCCATTCCTTTTCATCATCACTTGTATAACCGTATTTTTTATCATGCACGTGCGGTACAAGCGTTGTGTTGAGGTTGAATGTGTGGATAGCACGCTTGATTGCCTTTTTCTTTTCCTTGCCATTGAAATTGCCACCAAGAATCTGTGTAAGGTTTATACAAGCCTCGTTAAAACGCATGGCATTCAGATGGCGTTCTTCATCAAGTGCATCGGTATAGCAAGAAAGTACAAAGTTCACGTCAACTTGTTTCTTGTAAAGCAGGTCTATTAAGACATATCTGAATGGCATGTCGTCATTATAGTCCATTTTTTTGATGTCTCTAAATCTAAGTTCTTCCATACGATTTGCTTTTAATTGTTAATACTATTTTAGTGGAGAGGAGGGAATCGAACCCTCAACACCAGTAATCCAGTGACAAAGACTGGAGAGTGGTTTAACCATCGGACTCCTGTGTACTTTAGGAATCCCTTCCCCAAGTGCCCTCCGCTGAGGGCTACGTTAAATTATAATGCTTTTAGAAATAAACCCTCACGGGCTTATTCGTCTTCGTCCAGTTCATCCATGTACTCGTCGTAGGTCTTTTCCCCGTCAGGAGTCCAGATGATATACATGTTGTCCTCTGCATCCGTGGTGTAGGAATCGTAGGAATCGACCTCGATATCTGACTCCTCGAACTGGTCGTCAATGTCAGATGCCATGGCATCGTAGATGTCGTCGAGGTTATTCTTTACAATCTCTGCGGCCTCCTGCGGCGTGTCTGCCTCAACATAGACCGTTGCGTACTTGGCGATAGTCACCGCCACAATGCTGTTTGTTCTCTTGCTCATAATCGTTTCGTTTTATAGGGTTAAACACTAAAGTCTGTCGTTTGCCTGGCAGATAAGGTCGTATGCCTCCCTGATACGTTTACGTTCCTTCTCACTCAGTTTGTCTCTGTCAGGGAAGCCGTACATACAATCGTCCAACATTGCACGGGCGGAATTGATGTTTTCCCGCACCTTCGTCAAAATAAATTCCTGTCTTGGTGTCATTACTCATCCTCCTAACACATTTCAACTTTAACGATAGCCTCCAGCGTCTTCATCTTCTCTTCAAGAACTTTCCTTTGTTCATCCATTACAGCAATTGCAAGTTCTGGAGAGATATTGAATAACCTCATAGATGAAGAATAACCATCAGGAACTCCTAATTGCATTCCTTTTCCAAATCTACCGAAGTCGTTCTCTGGGATCGGTCTTTCAAATGAACTTTTTTCAAAAGCCTCCTCATTTCGTTTCCTAACTTTTTCTACCTCTTCGGCCATCTCTTTTCTGAGTTTGTCAATCGCCTCTAACTGCGTATAGCAGTTGTAAATCTCTCTTGCAGTTTCTTTTGTAATCATTGTTTATCCTCCTTGTTATAAATGTTTCCTATTACATCAAATTCAAATATTGGCGAACTACCCCTCATGTCGCCAAAAAGACAGCATAGTGGCACATCCTTATCTCCAGGTGAACTTCCAATACAAAAGCCTCCTTCATCCCAAAAAACAGGCGATGTATATTCTTTGCGCTTTTTGCCCTTGATTTCGTCAAGCGTAAACAGGTCGAACCTGTTACCATCTTCGCAGAACTCTTCCATCAGAAGGTTATCAAACTCCTTCACTCTAATGATGTCGCCTTCATAGATGTTGTTGCCGTTCCTATCCTTCAGGCCCGTGAACTGACCGACACTCTCTGGATCGACCTCATAGTCATCCCAACTCTTGCCTGTAGCAAATTCGTCAGGGCAGACAAAGTGTGCGCCTCTGTTCTGCAGGTAAAAGCCATACAGCCATTGCTTGTTCTTGGCGTTGTAGCCCCTGAATTTAATCTGTCGCATAGTTAGTTACCTTCTTGTGATTTGATTATATTCTTGTAGTCGTTCCATCCTAACTGGTATCCAATACCAAACAGAGTCAGAAACTGTTTGTAGGCAAAATCCTTGTCGCCCTGTCCGCCTACTTCAACAAATTCTTCAAATAGTTGCTTGATACGCTCTTTAATTGCCTTTTCAATCTCAATATGCTCTGCATAAATAGACTTGAAAAAATCTCTGGCCTCTTCATTGCATTCTATATCAAATGTAATGCTTCCATCTGGAAATTTACTCTTCTTATTTGCCATATTCAAAATAGATTTTGTTGCTTACTATTGTTAATCTCCTGAATCAACAGACCACGACAGTCCGAGTTCCTTGCAGTAGGTGTGGTGATCCGTCTGACGATAGCCAGAAGAATAACCTTTAACCTCCCATCCGTAGATTTTCTGCTGTTCCCAGAATGCCTTGACAATGGCATTCTCAATACCTCCGTGCATCCAGCCGTTTGCATAGCCTAAATCACCGATTGGTGCTAATTTCCTCAAGTCCGACAGGCCGAAAAGACCAATCTTCTTTGACAATTCAAGTTTGTCTTTGTCACTCATAATCGTTTTTTTTGTTTTTGTTATTTATTCTTTATCAGTCCAAGAAGAAAATCCTCATGAAGAACCTCCTCACCATTTGCCTTCTTGTCGGCAATCCATTGCTCTATGGAAACGTTATTTGCATCCGACAACTCAGCCTCACGCCTTTCCTCTTCCTCCTTCTTCTCCCTGAGATAGAACTGATGGTTCCGCCAGGGCATGAACTGTTCACGCAGTGCTGATACAATCTTGTCGGGAGATACGGAGCCGTACCAGTCAACCGTATATGCACCTCCCTGCAATCTTGCAAGAAACAGGCATATCTCGGATGCCTTCAGGTAATGGAACTCAGATGCTATAGTCTGCGAACATGCCTCCAACTGATATGATGTCATCTTCTGCCCCACGTTCAACTTCTCCTGAAAAGTTGTCAGATGCGCGACAAGCCATTGTATGTCGGCCCTGCCATCGTATGCAAGCCTCAGATCCGTAAGCGTAGGCGCATTGCCGAAGAGGCATCTGTCCGGGTGAGAGGCGAACAACTCCGTTCTGTCGGGATGATACGCCATCAGGAAACTGCCGAAGGTCCCGTAGGTCGAGCGCAGAAGGCTAATCCTCCTTTCCGTACTTGGCAATAATTGCTGCGGCCTCGTTAAGGCGTTGCTGCCGTTGCTGCTGCTTGTTGTCTCGGACAATAACTTCATCGTAGTATGCTTTTTGGTTGAGGTAAGTAAGAGGCCTTTTCCTGAACTGCTTATCAGGCGTTGAGGCAACGTATGCGGGTGTTGCATCAATGCATGCTTTCTTTTCATCATCAGACATCTTCGCCCATTTCCTGATACAGTCGGAACGTCTGCATTTCAGGTCGTACATTTCCCACCACTTGTCAAAGTCAAGCGTGCGTATCTCGGTCTGCTCTGGATGCAGGACTGTATAGCCGTTCGCCTCCAGGAGCCTCTTCGCGTCCGCTATCTGCTTTCTCGTAGCCATAATCAGAAAGGTAATGCATTTGCGTCATCCGCTGCGGGTGCAGGCTGTTCCTTTGGCTGCGTCTGCTGTTGCTGACTGCCGTACTGGGAGGTCTTGAGGTCGCACAGGTAGTAAGGCACGCCCTGTCTCTGCTGGTCTTTCTTGCATGCAACCTTCAGGTAGGCGGAGTTGCCGTACTGATCCACCTCCTTCTTCTCGTTTATGTCAATACTGATGAACTGATGCGTCGTACCGTCCTTCATGTTGGCGGTCTTGACAAGTTCGGGGTGCTGACGTACAACCTGACCCAACTTTGTAAGGTCTATTGATCCATAGAAATTTGCCATAGTCGTTATTTGATTATCGTTTTAATATTATCCAACTGCTGCATCTTCTCCTTCATGTAGAGTACCGCGAGGTCGATGCGCGATTTAAGTAGTTCAATCTCAGACTCATCCCTTGGTATGCGGAGAATCTTGAGTTGCTTGGAGAGGGAAATATAGGGATTGAATGATACAAAGTCCCAGAAGTCGCAATCGGTAACGAGCATATTGGCATAGCACTGCCAATAATATTCCTCGCTGTTTTCCTTCAAGTCCTGCGGTGTCTGGTACATCAGATATTGCAGATGCTTCTCAAGCGTGAAAGGTGACTTTATTTCGATGCCTCCCTTTTCCTCGCGTACAAGTCCATCCGGGGAAACACCCATAAGCCTCGGGTATTTCTCATAGGTGACAAATCCGACCTGTATGATTTCGTATCCCATAACCTCAGAGTATCTATTCCGTGCTGCATCCTCCCAAAAAGTACCCCATCGCATTGCAGCGTTCTGAACGGAATGCTCCTCAATGTATTCGTCAACAATATTGATGGATTCCTGAGAGGTAGAGTTCAACGGAAGATAGTTCTCCATCACCTTGCGATTGAGATATGTGAAGGTGGCATCTGAGAATGCCTCTTCAACGGTAGTGACCCTTGACTTTGGGTTAGCAGCCTTGAATGCTGCTAACTCCTCATCTGTCATCGCTCTTTTGTGATTCTTCATTAGGCATGAAATCTCTGATGCCGTAATCTTCCCTAATCTGGCTCTTTGCCATTCTCTTGATCTTTGTTCCATATCAACTATTTCTATAAATCCATTTATGTCCTTTTGAATACCTTTGTTTCCCATTACAACACAAAGTTATACAACTAAGTGGGGTGTTTGTTTCTCTTGCTGCATCTGTCATAGAATCAAATTCTTTAATAAATTTACCATCCATTGACAACATGATAACTGCCTTACGGAAACTTTTGGCACTTTCAATATCTTCATCAGTTAAAGATTCTCCTTTGTAACGAAAGATATAATTGTGAGTTGTTCTTTTCTTTTTCTTGCAAACAGCAGTTATGGCAGAAGGGTCTAATTTAAGAAGTTTTGATGCTTCTTTAATACTTCTATGTTCTATTGTCTCTCCGTTATAAATATTATATGAATAAACAGCCTTGTTTGTACTTTCAACCTTTCTTGCAATTCCACTTCCATAATTGCTATTATATTTATAAGTACACCATTCCAAGTTTGATTTCATTAAGTCAATTGAACCATCCGCATTGACACAGATATAATTGTTCTTCTTGTCTTCGTCCTTATGATTTATGCACGGAAGATTATGAGGATTAGGAAGAAATGCCAAAGCAACGAGTCTATGCACCTTCTTTGTAACACTTTTTCCATCACATGACAAGTGAACTTGAAAATAACCGTTTCTGTCTAATTTTGATGATAATATGCAAGGAGTAAGTGTTGTAACACCAGGCCCCTGCAATCTAATCCTTTTAATAGATCGTATTTTACCCAAATTACTTGCTTCGTAATATTTCTCGAAACCTGGTATTCTCTTCCAAACCTCATCCATAATTACTTCTTTTTATGTTCTGCGTCCTTCTTATCACCTTCGCCAAAGAGGTCTCCAGATGGCGAAACCTCTTCTGCCACAGCCTCCTGTGCAGGTTCGTTGTCAACATAGTCAACATCGTATGAGTCAATCTGAAGGTCATCTTCCGTCAGGCCATCATTCGGCTTAACAACGGCTTGATCGAACTTAATCGCCTGCTGAATGGCAACTGACTTCGGTGCGTACTTGGCAAACAGGGCTTTAAGAACGGTCTTCCGTGCCATTGCGTCAAAGTCGCTCTGCCATGGAGAGGACTTGCTTCCACGATAAGCCTGAGAGAAACGCTTGGCATGAGCCTCAACCTCTTCCTTTGTCCAATAGATGGTCTTGGAAAAACCATTGGTGAGATCCATCCTTGCCATATAGCCGATAACATTGTCAGATACCTTGCTGTCCTCATCAAACACATACTCGCCTGTGAACTTATTCTTGCTTACAAGTTGCCCTTCGTACACCACCTCATCAATGATGTTCTTGAACTGGCCAGAGCGTTCTGCAAGTTCGATGAGGCCTTTGTACCCGAGTTGAAACTGGCACTGACCCTTGTAGGGTACGATGTAAGCAAGTCCGAGCGTCGGCACTATAGGCAGGTCGAGCGTTGCTGCCACCATAGCAGAACCGAGGATTGTCATAGGGTTGCAGTTGCGTAGCATTGAATTGCCGTTTGCAACTGAGATAACACTACTCACGAATGATGCGGCCTTCTTCTCCGAGCCAAGCACATCATTAAGTTTCTTCATAACTGCGCCGCTGCTCATAAGAGATTGTAATGTCTGCGGCTGCGTTGTCGTAATTTCGTTTGCCATAATTATTCGTCTTTATTGTTTAACTCCAGTTATTCATCTTATATACAAAGTTGGATGCCTGTATCTTTGTAGCGAAATCCGTGATGAATGTATCCGTTCGGACACCGTTCTCGGTCTTTCCTGCTTTCCACACACCCCAACTCCTTCTGTGAGGAGCGTAGTAGTATTGGCCTTCGCTAACGTTAATCATATAACATCCACAAAATTAGTTTCCTGCAATGCCTTGAGTTTCATGTTATAACCCTGTTTTAGGTACTCGTCGATGAAGACCTTGGCCTTGTCGATATTAGCAGAGAAGAAAGCGATGGCGTATGACATCTTCTTCTCCTTCCCCTTGTCATCTGTAAAGGTGTCGCACACCTCTGCAGTAAAGATAGATTCACTCTCGTCGCTGCGCTTGTTAGCAATCTCCTTCAACTGAGACCGCTTGATGGCAACAATGTCGAGTCCTACATTCCCATCATACAGTTCGTACATCCTTCCCTCGACCTCAGTGAATGTGTCGGCCTCCTCAAGGATTACAGACTCCCTGCAGTTCTTCTCTTTTCCTTCATCGTCAATGACGAATGATGCTGTCGCTTCGTAAATCATATTATTTCCGTTTTGTTAATTGTTCCCTGAATTTCGGTTTCCCCGTTATGAACTCCACCCTGTAAGGCTTCCCCGTCAGCGACGGACGCTGCTTCTCTATGTATTCCTGGATCTTGGAAATGTCGTATATCGGAGTGTCACCCTGATACTCTATGATGTCCGTGAACGTCAACGGCATCTTCATCGTGCAGATCCATCTTTCACCAAGCATCACATCAAAGGGAAGCGTGGCGGTGCTTATCTTATACCTGTCCTGAACATCCATAGCGTCGAACCATTTTCTTCTTTATCAGCCTCAGCCTTCTGGCATAGTTATACTCACGCAAGGTCGGCTGCTTGTCCTGAACGATCGCCGTACACTTGTCGATAAGTGTCACAAGTGCCTGAAAGTCACTCTTGCTGATTGTTATCTGCATACATCAGCCCTCCTGTTGATTCTTGACTGTTGCCAGAACTGCGCGTGAGCACTTGAACTTGACACGAGTGACCTTCTTCTTCGGCTTCACCTCCTTCTTCGCAAAATCATATCCCCCGTTGCAGACCCTACTCGAGATGTAGAACTCGCCGAGGTTCCCGATACGTACAGGGATGCCGTTGCTCAGTTCGTCGATGACAAAATCCGTCTGGGCTTTTATGACATCCCTGATGATGTCCTTGCCGTAGCCTGTGATCAGCGAGAGTCTGTGTATGAGTTCTCGCTCATTTACTAATAATTCCTTTACCATATTCTTTAGATTTGAAATTTTAAGCGGTTCTTACGTCTGTCACAGGTTCTTCCTGTGGTTGTATCACGTTTTCCAGCACAGATGCCGCATAGACCAGTCCGATGCAGAAGAGGATGGTGAGTATCAGTGCCAGGATGTACTCCCGTTTCTCCTTCTTCGTCCATCCGCTAAAGTAGTATAAGTCGATGATTTTCTTCATATACGTTGCTGTTTTTTAGTTACACACATGGGATGACCTGAACCTCTCGGCTACCTGTGCGCTCAAGGTCTATCAGGCACTCGCCCAAACGTTTCATCTGGCGGTCATTGTTAAGAGTGATACAGGTCTTCACGTCATCTTCCTCTATATAGAGCATCACGTGATCCTGTTCGTAGTGTTTCGTCACTTTCATAATCTGTCTTATTTGGAGTTAATGTATTCAAGATATCTCTCCTTCAGTCCTTCCTCATCAAAAGCCCACTTGTCCTGCTTGCCGTCACCCTTCTTGATCCCGCCGATGAACGGTGCAACCTTGCGGAGGGTGTATTGGGATATGCCGATACGCTGTGCGGCCTGCCGAGAATTGAGCATAGCGCCTTTCCTCTTCGGTGTCAGTCTCTCCATCCGACGTATGAACCTTTCATCATCGAGAAGGAGGTTCACAACCGCCATTGCCATCCGCTGCACGTCGTACTCGGTCATAGTCTTAGCAATTAGTGATGAGGGAAAGCAGCCTGTTGTAGCGTCCGAGGACTGCACATAGGTTCTTGTACTCGTCGTCATCGTCAATCGGCGACACCATTGCGTCGGATGCAGTTGTCAGCGCATCTGCAATCGCACCTTTCTCCTTCTCTGCCGCATCGATCATCTGGTCGATGTATCTTGCGGCCTTGTCTGTAATTTGAATCTCTGCCATAACTATTGTTTCTCTATAAAAACCTTCGGTGTATATTTATCGTAATATTTCTTTAGCATATATTCAATAAGTTGGTCGTATGTCTTGATAAACCCATCGTTTATGAGTTCGGTAAGTTTACGCTCCAACTCAAATAGTTCGCGTTGCATCTCCTCTGTCCCCTTGCTGTTACGTACACAGGGATAATGTTCTCCGAAGACTATGCAGTTCACGCCTCTCGATATTCTGGATATGGCCGTCGGCATAAACTCCTTCGGAACAAGCGTGGAAACAGCCGTTGAAAGTTCCTTATAGGCATCCCCAGCATCCTTCCTGAACTTTATCATCTGGTCAGACACAAATTTCAAGACGTGGTATTCAAACCTTGGACTAAGGTACATTGCAAACTTTAAGAAGAGTACAGGGTTCATCCAAGTTCCTCCATTGTACTTTCCACGAGAGGTTACAGAAAGAGATTTTTTTAATTCCGTAAAATCTACGGATTTAAAACCAAGTTCATTTTCAGCGATTTCCGACATAAGTTCCGTAAGGTTGGTGGATTTCCAGAAATTGTCGATGTCCCTCTTTTCGTCCGGGTTGGTTTCGTTCCATTGCTTCATCAGTTGGGTTGCATTGAACATTCCATCCTTCGTCCTCTGCTCAACCTCAAAAACACCCATTGGCCGCTTGATAATCTGGTTCGTCTTCATATACCTTATTAATTAAGTGTTGCCTTACTTGTCAACCAACATAACCGTGAAAATGAGATTTTCCCTGTCTGTACTTGTCTTGAGTTCCTTCCCATCGGGAATGTCAATAGTGCCTCGTGCGTAAGAAACCTGATTCCTCGCCGCTACCGTACTCTTGAAGTCAGGCATCTTCACGACAATCTTTCCTTCTACCAAATTCTTGATGTCCTCAACTGTTACAGTTTTTGCCTCCATTGTTCTTACTTTTAAGAATTATTATTTAAAAATATTTGGCAGACCCAGCGAAAATGCTTATCTTTGCAACGGATTATATGCTTGGAACGGCTTAATCGCCGAGCCTGCTCGATTCTTGTTCTTACGAATTACTTTGCAAAAGTACGAAGAACTTTGTATTAATACAAATTTTTGGTGGAACTTTTAACATCTTTTATATAAAAACATAATATGAGTAAGAATGAAAGGTTTGTCAAGGCCTTCTATTTCTTGAAATCGGAAGGCATTTTTCGTACACAGAAAGAGGCTGCAAAACTGATGGAAGGTTCTGCACCAAACATTTCCAGTGCGCTTGCAGGAAACGAGAAAGTCCTTACGGATAGTTTCATCATACGTTTTGCCAAGGCATTCAAGCAGATATCGTTGGACTGGCTGCTTTTTGAGGAAGGCCCCATGCTGACAATACAGCCAGAGTTCAGGGATGAAAACACTCCACTTGTGTTAGAATATGAAGAAGACAAGGATGTTATAGAAGAGCAGAAGAACATGACCGCAAGGATCATGGAACTTGTAAATGACCATGGCCATATTCCAAAGACATTTGCCTTGAAAGCGGATATTGAGGTATCACTATTCCAACGGAAATTAAAGGGGCTGGCATTCTGGAGTGTGGCAGATGTTCACAAGATTTGTGATACATATCGAGTTCGAAAAGGATGGATTGTAGATGGAGACGGCCAAAAATACCGACTTCCAGAAGAGGTTCTGGAGACGATACCTGCAAGGTCAAGTACGATAAAGGACAGCAACACGATACCGCTCATACCTATGAATGCGGTAGCAGGAAAGTTCAATGGCAACGACAATCAGATAATGCCATATGACATTGAATCCTATTTTGTCGTGCCAACATTCAGGAAATCGGATTTCTGCATCAGGGTGGAAGGCGACTCAATGGAGCCGACTTATAGAAATGGCGATATCATAGCATGCAAGAACGTACCGATGACAGACATATGGTTTCAGTGGGGAAAAATCTATGTGATCTCTACGGATCAGGGAGTATTGGTCAAGCATATCGAGCAGGGAAGCGATGAGCGGCATGTCAGGCTTGTGAGCGACAACCCCTCATACCATCCTTTTGAGATCCCTGTGGACGGAATATACAACATGGCCATTATAAACGGCCTTATAAGGGTTGAGTAATATATAAATATAATAAGGTATATGGAAAAGAAAGAGGATCGTCCTGCCGACAGGTTAAAGCAGTTGGCGCAGTGGTACATTGACCACAAGGTATTTCGTGGAATGAATATGTTTGAGGAGGCATGCGGGCTTTCGGAAAGGTATGTGAAGAACCTGTGCGCTACGGTCAAAGGCAACCCAGGCGTTGACAGCATAGCGAAGGTCTATCAGACGTTCAGGGGAGTGAGCCTTCACTGGCTTGTGCTTGGAGAGGGTGACATGTTCACGGTTGACGAGGACGAGGCTTTGAGGGCTGGCCGTGATGCGACGGACGAGTTCAAGAAGAAGGCCAAGATCCGCTCGATGCTGAACAACAAGACCCTGAAAGGGATGACGCGCGAGGAGAAGATAGAGTTCGTAAAGTATGTGCTTGAGGACAAAAAAGTACAGAAATAGTACACCTATTGCGAAAAGTATGCGTAAGTGACTGATTATCAGTGTTTCATTCAATTCCCCTATCGACTACAGATGGGGCTTCAAGGCCCCATTTTTATTGTGCTGAAAGTCAACGATTTACATCTATAAGTTGCTGAAAACCAATATGATAAGGGAATATGTACTCTTGAAAAGCCATGTGGCATTATGTTGCTTTATGTGGCGTTATGTTGCTAAATGTACTACACCATGTAGTACACAAATTAAAACAAAGTAGTACGCCTGTTTTTTCAGGACTTGGGATTTTCAATCCCAAAAATGGTTCAAAAAGTAGGGACTATAAAGGGAATAGAACCCCTATGCCCTGATATCAGGCAGTCGAATTAAAAACTATAATTATGTTAGTACCGAAGATTACATTTGTCTTTGACCGCAGACATACGGCGGACAAGAACCACAAAGGAACCATAGAGTTGTGTATCACCTACAACAGAAAGCAGAAACGCATTTCCACAGGCATATCAGTCTATCCGAATCAGTGGAAAGGCGGGAATCCATATGTATCAGGCTATGAAACCTCGAACATTGACAACAAGACACTATCATCATTGTGGATGAGGGCGCACAGAATCGTTTCTGAGCAGGTTGAAAACGGCGAGGTGGATATAGATTCCATCCCCCGCCTGTTGAAGCCGTCAGAGGGTGCAGGAATAACTTTCATGCAGTATGTGATGAAACGTATCGAAAAGGAACGTGTAACGGAGTCTGAGGCCACCTACCGCCAGAAGGTCACCTTCTACAACAAACTTCATGAGTACGGAAAGATAAGACTCTTCTCTGACATCAGCGAAAAGGCCATCCGTGACTTAGATGAGTGGCTGCACGGATATGAATGGACTGTCACCGACAAATACGGTAGTGACGTGAAGAAGAAATACTCCCAGGGAACCATAGGCTCATTCCACAAGAACCTGAAAGCCTTTATAGCCGATGCAGTCGTTGACGGCTATCTGAAGGAGAATGTCTATGTGACAAAGAGGATCAAGGTGGATAAAGGAAGTACACGAATAGAGCAATACCTGACCCCTGACGAAATAGACAAGATACTGAATGCCGAGATGCCTACAAAGTCGCTCTCACAGGCTCGTGACCTGTTTTCCATCCAGATTATGACGGGAATGGCATATATCGACCTTATGGAGTACGATTTCGGAAAGTTGAAAGATGCCGATGTCGGTTCCGTCTGTCACGGCAAAAGGAGGAAGACGGGCACTGAGTTTGTGTTCGTGCTGACTGAAAAGGCGAACGAGATACTTGAGAGATACGGCTACAGGCTTCCGAAACTGAGCAACCAGCAGTACAACACCAAACTCAAGATGATTGCGGATGCAGCAAGCATAGACAAGGAACTGACCTCGCACATGGGAAGAAGGTCATGCGGGGTCGTGCTCCTGAATGCTGGTGTTCCCATTGAGGTGGTCAGCCGAATTTTAGGCCATGAGTCCATCCGCATCACTCAGCAGGCTTATGCCCAAATATTGGACGAAACGGTGGCAAAGGAGGTGCAAAAGGCGTTCAAGTGACAGTACACCTTATTATATTATATAAAAGGGTCATTTCGTTTTAGAAACATCGAAATCTGTTAATATGTCACTGACCTCGATTAAACCACCATAATCAGGTTCATCTTCTGTTTTCATATAGGCTATTTGCGAAATGTGATAACCCATTGCCATCAAAAGTATTTCTACTTCTTCTGAATTTGCATTTTCAACGTCCCAAACTATCTTTGATATTGTGGACGTGCTGAAGTCCATTACTGTTATATACATACGCTATGCTTTTTTGAAAATGAATATATTCTCATCTGCTTCATCATGTACTCCTGCATCATGCTCTTCATTCCATGACACGTTGCCGAATACACGTTTGTTGACCTCTAATTTTTCTGTTCCCATATACCTGAAGCCTGCTTCAGTAAATACGCGAACGGTGTCTTTCTCCAAAGGATATGTGACACGTTGTAGAACCACGTCTTTTATATTGATTGCGCAATAGGATGACGGTTTCAGATAAGCAAGGATATTTATCGCCGTTGGTCTCATCCATTTTTCAAGCCAGTCGTTGTATTCCATTCCTTCCGTATAACTCTGTCCGTCTCCCGGGTATATCTCAAGTCCAAAATATGGAGGAGAAGTAAATGCAAAATCCATCTGAGATGACCAATCTTCCTGTAAATTCTCACTACCTATAGCGCGAATATCCGTAACGGTCTGAAAGAACGACGGATTGATACTGTTATATCTCTCTGCGCACTTATAAAGCCTCTCAACAAGTTGCATGTTAGGGTCTGTTCCAAAATAGTTCACACCTTTGTGAAGTGCCGAAAGCATACGTGCACCCCATCCACATGACGGGTCGTAATAGTTTCCTCCAGTAGGACAGTATTTCTGAATCAACCTGTCTGCCATCTTTATAGGAAACTGCGAAACCTTTCTTGCTGCCCTTATTCCGCATAGACGGAAAGCGGTCTCCACCCTTTCTCCCAATGTCTCTATTTGTGCCATCATTGCGTGTTTTTCAGGGTCACACTTTCCTTTGAAATATTCAAGTATTGGCTTGTATTGACATGCCTCCTCTATAGACCAAGCATCCTGTCCGTTACGTGTCTTATACATCAAATCCAAAAAGAACTTACGGGTAATTGCAGATATTTTTGCACCACCCTTTGAAAGTGAAACAAATTCATCATCCACTTCACGCTCATCTGCTGGCCTGTATATGTACTCAACTACCTTATTCATTTCATCGTCTGTCATCGGCAAAGAAATAGAAGAGTTGAATGAGCGTCCTTTGTATGTGATTATCTTCTGGTCTTCTCTCATTCTTCCTCCATATAACTTTTCGTCTCTGCCTTGTATTCCGCAATCTCTCGCATGGCCTTCTTCATCTCGCCCTTCGTGCGGAAAATGTCGTCGAAGTCTGGGATGGTTTCCTGCGTGGAATCATATAGGGTGTCGGTGTCGAGCCATGCCTGCACCAGTTGCTCAAGTCCGAGTGATATGTTCCTGTCCTCCCCTGGCTCCAAAGGATAGAACGCTGTCGAGGCAAACATCTTCGTGGCCTTCACCCATGCGTCCAATACCCGCTTCATCGAGAACTGGTCAAAGATAGTATGGGCTATCCTGCTGTTGATGCCGTAGTCATCTGGGCATTTCTCAATGAAACGGCTGTGAAGGGTGTCGGACATCCTCAGTGCGGCGATTGCCGTGAATGCCCATGCCGATGCGTCGGCCTCCTTCTGTCCGTGAGCAAGGAGCGATTTTCTGTACTTGTTCCACAGGCTTGTGACCAAAGGCCTTGTCCTGTTGAAGGCGGGGCCTCCTATGCCCTTCCAGAACTCGAAATACTGCTGGTCGGTGAAGTCCTTGCCGAACTTCTTCCTCGTGTTCTCGGTCATGTCTGCGACGCAGAAGAAACGGTTAGTGGTGGCATAGAGAAGCCTGTCCTCGTATGCCTTGTGCTCTTGCAAAACCGCCTTGAAAGCCTGCTTTATCTGGTGTTTGTAGCGTGGTGACTTCCTGATGTTGTCGTGCGCCTCAAGCGTCACCAGCCACGCGCAGGTGTTGCACACGCCGAGCGTCAGTTTAATCATGCCGCTTGCGGCCAAAATGCGCCGTGTCAGTTCCTCTTTGCTCATGGCTCCCACTCCTGTATTTCATATATTACACTCAGGCCGCATGAGGTCGAAACGTCAAACTCCAACTTACAGCCTTTGCTTCCTTCCCATCCTCTGCACATGAATATCTTGTCGCATTCGAGGAGGTTCTTGATGTCAACCCTCATGTGATCACGCCAGTCTGCATCCTCCGACAGTCCGTTCTTCAATGGGTTTACCACCTCGTAGAAATGCGAAAGGGCATCCTCCACGTTCTGTGCGTATTGCCTGCGCTCCTCGATATCGTAGTGCGCTATCGGCAAAGAGATATATATTTTCTTCTTCATAATCGTTATAGTTTACTGAACACTTTCATATACTTATAGGCAAATTTGTATGCCTCCTCACAGTCCTTTGCCGTAGGGACGTGTCTTATCTCAGGGTTGTCATGGAAACGCACCGACTGCAAAAGCACAGCCATGTGGTGACGCATCTCCTCCTTGCTGACGAACTTCCCATTCGTACACGGCTCGTCGCACCGCTTCGACTCCATCAATGCCAACGGACACAATCCATAGCCGTCCGTGTCCTCGGCGTAGAACCAGCAGCACTCGCCACAGAACTTGTCCTTGTCATGCATAGTAGCATTCTCCTCTGCGTAAATATTTTCTTTCATTATCTTATTTCGCTAATTTTTAACTTTCCTTCCATTACCATTCTTGTTTGCTTGTCAAGTATCTCTTGGAACTCTATCTGGCAAAACAACGAACAATCTGGTATTATTGCTGTCACATCATTACCCCTGTCTGGTTCTAATTCGTCAAGATATATTCTTTTTCCATCTGCGTCTTTTAGACAGGTTGCTCCAACAATTCTTTCTATTTCTGCCATACGTTTGAACCTTTCAGGAAAATCTCTCCTTATCTTGTTCCAATAGCCAATACCGCCTTTTACGCAACCGATACAGTTGTTGTTATTATAACCCAACTTGTACATTGTCGGAATTTCTATTCCTGCCATTTTAAGCATTCCAAGCGCATCTTCTTTTGTTATCATCTTTTCTATCAATGGAAAAAGCGGCTTTGTTGATGGGTTCTGTTGTTTGAATCGTATGGCGCGATTGATTTCCCTCTCGCAATAGTCAAATCCCCAAATTTGCCCCCCCCAATTACCTATAGCATCCTCATAAGCATATCGCACATCCTTCTTAAGTTTCGATGTGCAACTTGCCCCGTGAGGCCCGTTGATATATCTCTTTTTTAGCAACACGTCATCCACATCCGCAAACTTGTCACTTCTTAAGATTTCTATATCAACGCCAAACCAATTCTCGCAATCACGCAGAAATCTTTTATTGTCAGGATGACTGCTGCCTGTTTCAATATATACGACTCTCACGTTATCGTACATTGAAAGTCCTATTTTGCAAGCAACGGCAGATGTTGCGCCACAAGAAAACCATGCTATTATAGGTTTTGGAACCATTTTCATCTCAATTTCTTCCTTGTCTTTCAGCAAGGCTTCCTTCGCCTTTGCCGATGTGAAATTCCTATGTTTCATGACTTCAGTTCCTCAGCAAGACCGACAAGATAATTTGCCAGACCCTTCATTTCATTGATGTCCTTAAAATAAACATTTACACTCTCAGACTTAATGCCATCTTCTACAAAGCATAAATTGCATGTAAAGGATTCTCCTTCCTCGTCAATGAACTCAGCCATAACATTTTTCACATTCATAGTCTTATTGCCATCTGCCGATGTAAAATCCTTCTTTTTCTCCATATCCTCATCTTAGAATAACGATAGTTGTTGCGGTTCGTTGCTCTTTTCAGGGCCTGTTTCAATGAACATCTTTGATTTTGTTTATTGTTCATAATTCGTGCAGACTTGTTGCGAATATATTCCCGCCCTTTGCCTCCGAAGGATAATCTACGGTGCATTGGAAGGCAGGAGTTTCACAACTTAGCCTAACTTAGCAATGAGTAGGTGTGGCTCCCGTGGAATTGTCGCTAACA